TCATATTGTTGCCAAGCCTTCGGTGTTAACTTACTCATAGAACTTTTAAGCTCTCTTAAAGTTTGTTGTGCTTGATTTGCTATTGTTTGTAAACTTTTTGGAGAGCCACCCATAAAATCTTCTCTCAAATCTGTTACTGACACACCATCTGATGTATAGGAAGTAATCCCTAATAAAATTCCGTATTGTGCATCTGTTTTTGGAATATTTGGCTGGCCATCTACTAAATCAAGCAATTCTACTCTTATTCTTCTATCAGCCGCAACATACATTAATGCGATTGCTTTTGTTGTATTAACAGTTAAAGATATTTCCAAGTCCTGTTCATCGAGTATATACCAATACCCATTAATAAATGCCTTTCCCTCCTTAATAAAAAGACTCGTTCCGCTTGGATATGGTTTTAACCCTTGCACTGTTGTCTTGTCAATCGTTCCTGTTAATGTTTCCGAATCCTCAACATATATTCCATTCAGAATAAACAAACTTAAACAATCTGCAAAATCTTCGGCTTGATATGTTCTATCATATGCACCATCTTGTAACCTTGCATTAAAAAATCCACTTCTTTCTGCCATTTTGTTCTCCTTTCTCTTTTCTTTTATTATAATAGTATATTGTAATTTTGTCAAGTTTTATTTTATTCTTTTCCAAATAAAACAAGTAATATATGGCTGTAAATTATTATGAGCTACCCCTTTTCCTGTGCTTCCGATATTATTACCAACTGTTGCCCCACTATTAGAGCTATGACACGTTACATGAGTATTTCCACTATTATTTATTGTTATATTTGTACGTTTCGCATAGTTAGCATGTGTATGTTGTGGCAACTCACTGACAACCAGTGTATGAGTTTTTTCTCCACCTGTTTTTTCTGCTGTATTAAAATTACTGTCATTTTCATCGACTCCAACAAGCACCCTACCTTTAATTCGTTCCCATGTTCCACCCCACTTTTCATTAGGGTCAAAACTTGAATCCATTGTTTCATATACCGAGCCAACTGGATAAAACATGTTTAATAAATCAGAAATCTTTTTATCAATATACTTTATATTATTACTAATTTCCTCTACACTTGCACTTATTGTTCTTATGTCTTTTATTTCTATTTTATTTGCTTTTCCATATTCAAATGTTATATCATTTATTGTTTCATTATTTTGTAGCGTTGTAGTAACTTCTACAATTTGAGCATCTATTTCAATACCCAAATCCCTGTCTTGTATTGTCACCCAGTCTCCTAAATCATAATCTCTCATATAGACATATCTTTGATTATGCTCATTTACTGTTGCCGAATATTCGTCCATAACAGCATTTTCTTGAAACTTTTCATATGCTCTCTGTTCTATTAATTTGTCATATTCTTCATCAGTCAATATGGTATCATCTTCGCCTTCGCTCTGAATATCTCTTGCATCTATCCATAATTCTTCTCTGTTCCATGCACTCTTTTTGTTTTCTGAATCCTTTTGAATCTCATACCATTTTCTCTCTGCTCCTTCTCCCTCTCCTGCAATATAAGCCACATTCATATCGCTTTCAGAGTCATAGGAATAACTGGCTCTTTCTATATTTGACAATGATTTAGAAAATATAACTGTGTTTAATCCATTACCTCTTGTCCTATCCACTCCTGTTTTTATTAGCACTTCAAAACCTGCTACATTTGACAATCCCGAAAGATGTTCTCCATATACACTTGACAATTCAAATGTTTTATTTATTTTTGGTGCAATAACTATCCCTAATTTATATTGTTCAAAATAATCAGACATTTCCTCCCATAACTGACCGCCTGTTATTTGTTTTGTTATAAGTGTGTCCTCATACACTTTATTATCTTTCTGATAACTTATATTCATATCAACATAACGCTCTGTATTCTTCTCAAAACACCTTGTTATTAAATCTGTAACATATGCTATCAGCTCCGTATTTTTATAATCAAAAGTACCTGCAATTACTCTCTTGGAAAATAAAAATGGCATCAATCTTCCTTCAATTTTTATTGTCGAAGGATAATCTGCATCTTCTTCATTCTCTTTTGAAACTTTTTCAATTTTTCCAAATACATTATGCAAGGTATTCCAACTATCGCTTTTTGTTTTATCATTTGACATATACAATAAAACATAATATGTTTTTGTCTTGTCCAACAGAAACAAATTTTCATCAACATATCTTGCATTAATAGAAAAAGTTCCAATATCTCTAAATTTGTTGTTCCACTGTGCCATTTCATATTTTCGCAATGAACCAACTCTTCTTAAATTCTCATTAAATATCCACAACATAACTACATTGCTCCAATATTAAAATACTGATTGTCATAATATAAAGTAACTTCTAGCTGTCCTGTTGAGCTATCATCAACTTCATACATAACAATATTTTCACCTTTTTGCAACTGGAAGAAAACACTATCTAGTGTTATTTCTCCTATTAAGTCTTTTGTTTTCCCTTCGGAAGAATCATAATAATAAATGTCCTCTTCTCCATTATTTGTATTAATAACAATATAATCTTCCGTTTCAAAACTATCAACAACGACTGAATCAAACACCTTGATTTGTTCTCCTGTTGTGAGATTTCTTAGTGCTGGGTGTTTTACTTCTCCATTTATAACTTTCATTACTGCTACAAATCCTGCTTTTACATCCCCTGTATTTTCTATCGTTTTTGTTATCGACAACTCTTCCACACCAATTATTATACCAGTTTCTTGCGGAATTTCCAACGGAAAATGAAATCTTTTGTCAACATGCCTAAACTCTGATTTACTTCTCTCAACTTCAAAAAACATAGGGTTGTAACAAGTGAATTCTGCTGTAAATAAACATAACACCTCATTATTTTCACTTTCCTTTATAGAATACTTTATTGGTTCATTTAATCGACATTTTAAATAATAGTCTTCTACAATTATCTCATAATCATCATAAATATTTAAAAAACTATTCAATCTTGTTTTAAGATTTATTATGTCTTGCTCTTGCTCTTTGTAATAATTCTCCCATGTTGTTCCTATTGGCATTAATTTGTTTGATACTACATAACCAGTTAACTTCGGTTTTCGTATGCCAACAACTGTGCTAGATATTGTTTCGCCTATCTGAAATGGTATTCTATAAGATTCATTAGAAATGGACGGAGTATCCCAATCCATTTCATCAATAACAAATCCTGTTGAACCATCTTTATTTATTGTTATGTTTTCTTCTGTTCTTTTGTTTTCTATAACAATTTCATTTATCAAAATATCACCTCTTTCTAAATACCATATAACAATTCTTTTTTGGCTTTTTTCATTTGCCTTGAATACTCATATGGATTTGGCTTAGTGTTATAGAAATTAAATGTATCCCCTCCTCTATCTGCTTTATCTGTTCCCTGTTCTTTTGTTTTATCTACTTTTTCTCTCTGGTCGCTTGTTCTTTCAAATGTTGCATTATTCATTTCATTTAATTGTTCTAACATTTCCAGAATATCTGCCATGTCTTCTTTTATACTTCCAAGACCATCTAACATATTCTCAAATGTATTTTTCATTATTATAACAAAACTTTGCATACTTGTCAAGATTGATTCAGTAATTTTGCTAAATTCATTTTTATAAACCTCAAAAGAAACACCTACATTGATTTGTTTTGTATTAACATCTGACAACTTATCTAACTCTGTTTCTAATTGTTCATTTACCTTCGGCATTTCATTTTTAAATCCAACTCCAACTCCCTGTGCAATAAATCCTCCGATTTCTGCAAACACTCTTGATGGAGATTTTATCTTTAATGTCTTTTTAGCCGTTACTGTTATTTTATCAAATTCCTTCTGAACATACTTTAAAAAATCTGGATATTTTGACTTCATTCCTTTTTTCAAACCATCTACAATGTTCTGTCCAATTTGTTTTGATGTGTCTTTAACTCCAACACCTAATTTTTTTAAATCATTTTTATATGTCTGTTCTAATTTATCTAATTCATTTCCTGCATTATTTACTAATGCCTTAATCTGATTTATATATGTTGTTTTGTCTATTTCTCTAACCGCTTCTTTTGTTGCTAATTGTTGCTTTTCTTTCCACAGGCTGACATACTTATTCAGTTCTGTATCTGTCATGCTATTTAACAACTTAATGTCTGCTAAGGAATCCACACCTGCTTCCTGTAGTTCCTCAATAAGACCTGTTGCAACCCCTCTCTTTCTAAGAGACTCTAATGTATTCTCCCAATCTTTCAAACCACTAACTTGGCTCTGTAAATTGTCAAGTAAGCTTTGTTTTGTGTTTTTTGATTGGCTCTTAAACTTTTTAAACAATGATAACTGACTATTTATCTGCTCTGCTCTCGATGTTATCTCACTATCATACTCAGACATAACTTTCTGAATATCTTCATTTAATTTTGTTTGCACTTCCTTAACATTTTTTGCATATTCTTCGTCAAGTGCTTTTATTTTTTTGTTTCGTTGTTTCTTTGCATCGCTTAACTCTGCGCTTACTTTTTTATACCTTGCCGTTCCCTTCTTAGATTGTTTTAGCATCTTTGCCCAAAAATTTATTTCCAACTGCAAACTATATTTGTTGTGCTTCTTTAACTCATTTAATCTTTTATTTCCTGCACTAATGTACAACTTTGCTAACTGTTGTGCATTTTTCTTTGCGTTCTTCTTTTGTTTATTTACACCTTGTATAACACCCTTAACTATGTTCTGTCCGACTTGTTCATCAAACACTTTTGATGGCGAATGAATGCCTAATGCGGATTTTGCTCCATCAACTATTCCTTTGAAAAAGCTTCTCACTCTTGAAACAAAAGAACTTCTCATACTCTGGATACCGTTCCAAACACCGTTTACAATGTTTGCTCCAATGGAAACCATTTGCGAAGGTATTGACCTAGCTGTGTTTACAACACCACTCTTTAATTGATTTGCACCCTGTACACCTTTGCTGTGCATCTTAGATACCCAAGAAGTTAATTTATTAATAACATTTGACAAAGTTTGTTGTACTTTGCTAGGCAAACTCTTAATACCATTCACAACCCCATTGATAAAGCTTCGTCCTGCTTGAATTGCTTTTGTTTTCATGTTTACCGCCCATTTTGTTACATTCTGAATAGCTTTTGTTAAAAAATTTTGAACCTTGCTTGGTAACTGTGTAAACCACTGTATAATAGCTGTTATAAATGCACTACCTGCTTTCTGTGCTTTTTGACCCACCTGTGTTGAAAATTGTGTTATCCTCTGAATACCCTGTGTTAACCATATCCATATCTTTGACGGTAACTGACTAAACCATTTAATAATAGCCGCTATATACTGTGGTAATTGTACTGTTGCAAAATTATATATGCCTAATGCAAATTTAGCTATATAACCAATTCCAAGTCTTATCGCATAACCCAAATAATATGGTATCTGATTAAAAAATGTTATCATACTATTTATTGCATTTGGCAATATTACTGTTACAAAATTCATAAACGCTTCTGGTATTGTCACTGTGAAAAATTTAATGAAGCTGTCAACAATTCCTCCGACTAACTCAACAAAACTATTAAATGCTTCGGGAATTGTTTCTGTAAAAAATGTCACTACATTGTCTGCAAATCCTTGTATTGTTTCAACTGCTGAATCAATAAATTCTGGTAAAGTTTCTGTAAAAAATGCTCCAACTGTCTCAAATGCACTATTTACTACTTCTGGTATTTGTTCAAAGATTTCAGATATTGTTTCAAAAAATGTTTGAAACACTTCTGCTATGTCTTCCAGACCTAATGCACTCAATATGTTTGCTCCGAGTTCTCCAACTAACGACAATATGTTACTTGCCAATCCTGTTATCCCTGTCAGCAATCCGCTGAATATTGTTCCGATTCCTTTTGTAAACAAATCTACATCACCATTAATAATTCCAACGGCTGTTTGCACAATTCCCTCAATAATCGTCATGACAGATTCTATTACTGTCGCCACCCCTTGAAAAGCATTTGTAAATAAAGGTGCTATTACATTACAGAACCCTACCCACAACGACTTGAGGACATTAATTACTCCCGAAAAATCTACATTCAAATTTAATAATGTTTCTTTTATACTGTTTATCGACTCACCTATTTTTGTTTTGACTTCATCAAATACAGAAACTATTTTATTTCTAAATGTTTCATTTGTTTTCCACAATGTAACAAAAGCCGCAACCAACACTCCAATAACTGCAACAACTGAAAGAACAGGAACTAGCATCCCACTGAATCCTGCCATAAGGCTTGATATGATTGCAGGAATACCACCCATCTGCATTGCCAAACCTGCATAGCCTGCTCTCACAAGGTCGATTGATGTTTTTATTGTTTGTAATGTTGTTCCAAATGTTTTGAAAGCTGTTACTGCCATCGAAACAAATTTAAACAATTTACTCATGATAAGCATAACTGGCCCGATAGCCGCCACAACCAATCCAATCTTGACAATCATATCTTGTTGTGCATCTGTCAAATTATTAAATTTTGTTACTAACACATTAATACCATCTGCTAACTTTCTGATATATGGTGTCAATCTTTGACCTATTACAATGCCTGCTCCCTCTAAAGCAGATTGTAATAATGTTAAAGAGCCTTTTAAATTATCCAACTGTGTTTCTGCTTGTTGTGCCGCTGAACCTGTTGCACCCTTCAACCCTGTTTTAAATTTATCTACTGTTTCTGTTGTTGCCGCTGTCATTTTGTTGAAAGCGTTCATACCATATGTTGTAAATATTTGATTTTTTGTTGCATTTGCTTCTTCATCAGACATACCTACAAATGCTTTTGATAATTCATCCACAATATCATTAAAATCTCTAGCTTTTCCCAAACCATCATATGCAGATATTCCCAATTCATCTAATGCCTTTTTTGCCTTTGATGTTGGAGTATAAATATCTGCCATTGCCCTAGCTAACATTGTAGATGCTTCTCCACCTGTTATGTTTTGTTCAGCTAATCTTAACAAACTTAATGTTGTGCTGTCAACACTTTGTTTATAATTGTTTGCTGTAGCCGAAACACCAGATAAGGCTTCTCCTAATCCTCTAACATCGGTATTAGCTAATGTTGCTCCTTTTGCCATTAAGTCTGCATACTTTTGAGCATTATCCATCGAATCTCCGAAACCCTTTACAGATGCCGTTACATATGTTGCCGCACTATCAAGACTCATTGCTCCTGCCGATGCCAAACTCAAAACCGTTGGAATTGCCTTGATAGATTCATCTGCTGATAAACCTGCTTGTGCTAATATATTTAATCCTTCTGCGGCTTCACTAGCTGTATACTTTGTTGTAGCACCCATGTTCAAAGCCGTCTTTTGTAAGTTCTCAAAATCTTTATTTCCATTTTTAATTTGTTCAGTCGTGATTCCCATTGTTGCCGCGACCTGTGACATAGCACTCTCAAATTTAGTTGCTACACCAACCGAAACCGCCCCAACACCAACAAGAGGGAGAGTCAAACCTTTTGTTAACCCTCCCCCTACTGTGGAAAATGCACTGCTCAAACCTTTTAACTTTTGTTCCGTTGTTGCTCCGCTTGCTTGAAACACCTTTAAATCACTAATTGCAGACTTAAATCCACTTTTGAATTTACTTGTATCAAGCTCAAGAAAAGCAACCACTGAACCCATGTTCAAAGCCATGCTTATTCCTCCTATATGTCTTTGTAAAAATCAGAAAAGTTTGTATAGCTTTTCTCTTTTTCTTTTCCACTATCTAGTGTTATCCAGTGCGGAGTCTCTTTATTTTTAATCCGCATTAAAACATTAATACAAGCTTCATTAAAACAATATGCTGTGTATTCATCTTTGATAGACATTACCTCACTTGGCAAACAACCAAATTCTTTTGAAATCGCAATTACATTTTCGACATTTCTAGTCTTCACGAAAATTTTCTAAATTCTTTACCCCTGTCTGTGTGTAATTAAAAATAAACAACATTTGCTCATCAGTCAACTGAATACCTGCTTCTTTGATTTCCTTATATGTTGGTTGCACGAATACCTCTCCTGCTATTGTATCAATAACGGAAAAGATTTCCTTTAACATATTATCATCAGAAGCATTTACCGCTGTACCATCATTCATAAACAGCTCATTTGTTTTAACTAATAATTCGTTCGGAATTTTCCCATTTTTAGCCATTGCTAAAAGTGATGGTCTTTTAAGTTTTGCAACAAAAGGCTGTGTCGATGCAAACGGTGGTAAAGTGACTACCTCGCCTTGTGCATATTGTTTTAATTCTTCAATACTTGTTATCGCTAACTGTTCTCTATTTACTTCTACTGCCATTCTCTCTTACTCCCTTAATCTAATTTTGAAACTTCTGTTGAACTCCTACCGCTCATAACAATAGGGGAATTTTGTTCAGCACTTCTTGTACCTGTATCAGATGCCGTTGCAAACCCTGTTGGTAATTCATCCACATAACTAATCTTATATGGTGCCTGGCCTTTCTTTGGTGCTGAATTGATTGTATATTCTGGTAATCTAAATACATCGTCCTCACTGTTCAAAACAACTGGTGTTCCTTGACAATTCGGGTAAGTAATTAATTCATACTTAACGATTTGTCCAGAACTATCATAAACAGCAGAATAACAATCTAAATCAAATACTTCTCCTTTATCTGTACTGCCTGCGGCTGGCGGCTCATATGTTGGGTAACCATCTGAACTATCCCCAACTGTTCCACCTTGAAAAATCTTAACAACATCGGGAATAAAAACATTATCTGTTAATGTAATTGTATGTCCTGTAATTGTTGTTGTTGCCGGTTTTTGTGCAATCAGTTTTCCCAACTTAACTAATTTTATTGCATCGCTTTCCTCTGTTTGCGCTTCAACTGCAATCTTATTAGCTGTATCAACTGCAATTTCGACTGCTGTTGTTCTAACGACAACAAGCGATACGTCTATTGTTGGGATTCCATTTGCGGCTTTCTTTGTTGCCATGCCTTTCCCTCCTTACAAATTCCAATTCTCAATCTTTCTTGTGCCATAATATTGGAAACTAATCATATGCCCTTTGACACTATCATCATAATAGCTTGATGTTTCATTTCCTGCATACATGACTAACGGAAAAATATCTTTCATTGTTCTTTTTACTTCCAGAACAAAACCTTCCAACTCTGAATAACTCTGTTCTGGAACATAACACATAATTGTGTAAATTGGTCTTTCAGACGAAACTATTAATGGCTGATATGCTCCATCATATTTGATAACAACATATTTTGATATGCACTCTCCTTTATGTTGTGATGGAAAATACACATCAAAATTATTTTGTTTTAATAAATCATAAATTTGTTTTGATACTTCTTTCGCCATCTTCTACCTCAAATGTCCTAACAGCCTTGTAAATCCATTTAAAATTTCTGGACTTACGTTCTGTACTGTTTCTTGTAAAATTGCATATCTACGTTCATGTGCCAATTCTAACCACTTACCATAATCAACACCATGGCTGATATAGATTCTCGTTTTATCACTCCCTGTTTCGACAAAACCTGTTAGCCTTTGTACTGCGTGACCTGTTCTATTTGTCCACCTCTTATGTGTCTTTGCATAATTCTGAAACTTTTTTGCTCCCTCTGTTGCAAACATTTTTATGGCAATCTGTGATTTTGTTTGTGCTTGTGCTAAATTGTTTAACAACTCGTCTGCTTTAATTCTTACCATTAACAACCAACTCCAATGATATGTCGCACACAATGTTATATAACTGTATGTTATTTTTCTCAACAACCTTATATCTATTTGACCCAATCTCTAAAATATGTCCATTCTGTATAGATTCTGAATCCTCATACTTTAATAATAACAATGGTTGACCTTTTGAATGTGTTTTTGTTCCGTCTGAAATGTTTTCTGTTATATAACCCTTTGATGTGTGAAAAAGTCCTCTTACATCAACGATACTCTTTTGTTCTCCTGTTGGCTTTCCATATTCATCACAAACTAATTCGTTTATATGATATGTTTCTCCATGCATTTTTATTTCTCTTGCAATCTTATATAGTTCAAATTTTAAATTTCTCATAACAATGTACCTGTATTTGGTGTTACATATTTCTGTGCTAACATTTTAAAATAAGAAGAAGAGTCTTTTGTTGAGACTCCACTAACATCTAACCCTGTTGTTTCTGCCTTTAAAATTAAACACTCATAACTTGCCTTTCTTACGTCTCCATTGTTCTTTTCTAAATAATAAACTAATTCTTCATCAGAAAAGTAAGGGATTATGTTCTCCCTTACATTCATTTTTAACTCTTTCAGTGCATCCATAAACACACAACCTTTTTACAATTTTGCTTCTTTAACTGCTCTCTGAATAATTCTTCTTGCTTCTGCTACATTTTTAGCACTCTTTGTATTTATATTATGAACCTTTGCAAACCTCATAAGCTGTTCTTTATTCATTTCACTAATTGGAATAGATTCAATATCTTCTGAATCTTCCTCTATAATGTCTTGTTCAACAACTTCATGTTCTTGCTCTTCCACTTCCTCTGTCTTCATGCTACCACCAACAATCATGTAACCTAATCTTTTGTATTTGTTTTCATATTGTTTCATGGTAACCTTTAACATATTAGGTTTTGTTGGTTTTCTAATTGTTACAAACATTTTTTACTCCCCCTTTCTAAACTTGGTCAACGGAGTAAATAAACACTTGGTCGGCTGTTGGAAAATCTGGTAAGCAAATCTGTGTAACTTTTGTTTCCACATTTACTGGGTCTTCCTTTGCCATTGTTGTAACCGCAACTCCTGTATCAGTAATCTTAACATTTGAAGCCGCTAAAGACATAAGGTCGGATTCTTCTGGCGTTGTTCCGAACCATGTCTGTCCTAAATTTCCACTTGGGAATAAAACAAAAACATCATCGTCAACATATCTCTGTACAGCTCCACTTTCATCAACATACTTCTTATCATTAATTGCAATTTCAATGTTTAATTCATCAAGAATAAACTGCTTGATTTTCGCATCTGATAAAAAACCTTCTCCATCTGTAAGAACAAAAATTGATTTCTTAATTTCTGTATTCTTTCTGAAATATCCCATAACGGTTGACGAAGTAACTGCTCTTGTTACCTCAACCCCTGTATCCTCAAGAATCTTATCCTTTGCTGTTCTAATATCTGTAAGAATTGATGCCGAAGGATCACTCCAAACTTTTGTTACGTTGCTCTTGTGGTCGTCTGGCATTCCATAATCATACTCATAAACCTGTCCATTTCCCTCCATAGCAATAGCACCTGTTGTAAGAGCCATCATTCTCATACGCTCTCTCTGTGCCGCCGCACCTTTTAACAGTTCCATTTCATCATCAAAAATCATGTTAACAATGGAATCAATAATACTTTGATTTCCTGTTTCAATAACTTTATTTAACTCCTGCCGCATTTCTTCATCAACATATTTTGATTCTTTAAAGAACGGCATTTCTGCGGATAATTTCTCAAATCCGATTCTTGGTCTTGGAATTGCAGATGCATCAAAAGCACTTGGTTTTAAAACAATCGGTAACCCTTTTGCACCTTTTAACCACTGTAATTTTAATCCTAACTTTTTATTGTTTGGGAATAACTCCTGCCCCATGTAAGGCTCTAAATTCTGTTGTAATAATTCCCAATAAGCGACAATCTCGCCACTGATAATTAAATCAAAAATTGACATCTTATACCTCCTAACAAGCGATGAATTTAATCATCGGCAATGCTTCTTTTACCTGCTCTGTAATCTTTGCTTTTGTTGTTGTATCAATACGGTTTGTATTAACAAATCCAAAAATCAAAAGTGTTCCGTTTGCATCCCCTATTGTTACATCCACATCATGCAGAAGAACTCCTACTGCATCAGACTTTTCAGTAGAAGAACCTGCTTTTGCCGCTGTAAACGCTGTTGTTCTGTTATCAAGGTCACCAGTTAATGGTGTGCCTGCCTTTACAATCTTTCTTCCTAAACTATCAGCCGTTGCCACTGAATCATCAACAACAACTCCAACTGATTCTTGCAATTCTACATTTTTAAGAATTTGCGTAATGTTTCCATACTTTTCTGTTTTAATTCCTGTTTGATTAAACATCTTGTTTACCCCCTAACTATGTGAAAAATAACTATTTTTTGTTGTTTGTTTTCTTGCAAATAATCTCTTTGCAAGACTGCCCTCTGTTCCCTCTTCTTTTTCTTCCTTCTGTTTTTCCTCCTGCATTTTTGAATTTGTTCTTGTTACTGTTCTTCTATTTTTTTTATCCTCTTTCTTTTCTTCCTCCGAAACAAAATAAACAGAACCACTATTGCTCTTTTTAATTTCCTCGATAACATCAAGAATCTTTTTATCTTCTGTTGCCTTTGACTTAGCAACAATTACTAAATCATCAACTAAATCTGGTTTTGCTCCTAATGTAATAGCGGCAAGCTTCGCTTCTGCAATGTCAGCACGTTCCTTTTCCTCAACAAGTCTCTTTGTGAGAGTTTTATTGGAATCGTTCGCTTTTTCTAAATCTGACTTTTTGCTTTCCTGCTCCTGTTTGTACTGATTTACTATTGTTTGTAAATCTTCCTTGCTTTCTACACCTAAAGCGGCTAAGATTTCATTCACACCCTGTTTTTTTGTTTTTTCAATGTCCACATTGTTTGTTTTGGATTCTTTCTCTTTCTGCTCTGTATTCACTTCTGCTTTGTTTTCTTCTGTGTTCGTCTCTTCAATGTTTGGATTTGTTTTATTTTCTTCCATCATCATTCTCCTTTTTTATACTTGCTTTTATTTTTGCTTCCTCTTGTTTCAACATTTCCACAAGAAAAGCTCGTTCTCTTTCTTTTTTCATCCTTACACTTTCATCGGGATTATGATTCAGTGTTTCCAAGACTGTTTTAATTCTCAGTCTCAAATTTTTTGTTTTATTATTGTCATATGTTACGGTGTATTCTCTTCCACATTTTGGACACCTAAAATAGGTTATCTTATATTCTCCCACCTTTTTGTTTTTGAGTTTAATTTTAAACTCTTTCTTACACCCATCACATATTACTCTCATATTATATCACCTCTTTAATTTTCTGTCAATACTTTTTCCACTTCTTTTTTATATTTTTCTAATAATTTTTCTCTCTTTTTATCCAATGATTCTGTCAATCGAATTCTTTTAGAATTTAATTTCTTTCCTACCTTACCACCCTCCTTTTTTGTTTCTACTGCCTGCATAATTGTTCTTGATAATGATTCTTTTATTTTTAATGTTTCTTTATTATCAATCTGTACGACTACGATTGATTTACATTCTAAACAAACAAAATATATTATATTTAAAACATTCCCTTCACCCTTTCTACAAACAACTACTTCCTTCTGTTTTAGATTTCCTTTTCCAACTACGTTATTATGTTTGCACTTATCGCACATTACATTTGTATTCATCTTTTATTCTCCCATAAAATCTAACGCATATTTATCTATGTCTGGATATGTTCCTGTAGGTGAATTATACCATTTACCTATTTTGTCAGCTATTGTGCTCATATCATCTGGTATATATGCTTCAAACGTACACATACCATTTGGATGGTCTAATGGTAACTCATCTTTCTGAAATAGCCTTCCATCACGACTTAAACACAACTGACAAGTTCTACCATGTTGCCCCGAACTATGCCATATATACCCTTTTACAAATGGGTCATTTTTATTTACCATTTCAAAACTTTGTTGATATGCATGGCTTATCATTGTTCTAGCCAACCTTTGTGCATTGTAATCTACATTTCCAAAATAAAATGTTTTCTGTCTTCCTTCTGGTATTCTGTTTCCATCTTTATCTAAAACAAATTTACCATTGCTATCTCTTTTATATTGTTGAAACTTGATTGCTTTGCTTTTCTTTGCCTGTTGTGGGTTAACATACTGCTCTAAATCTCTAGCAATCTCATAAGCACTTTTACCATACTTTGTGCCATTCGCTATGATTCTATCTAGCTTTGTATTAAAATCTCTTGTATGCCCCCATATGGCTTTAGATAACGTCCAATCTCCTTTATATACATCACCAGAAACAATTCTTTTTACAATCGTGTCTGGAACATAATAAAAAGCTTGCTCTATATCCTTAAAACCACATTTATTTAAGAACTTTCTTGTATCTTCTACCACCACCCTTGATGTATCTCTAACACTGTTTTTTATTCCTGTTTTCAATTCCTTATCAATTTGTTTTATCTGTTGTTCTATCTCTCGCTTTAACATAATTAACTGGACTTTTTCCAATTTGCTATATTTACCTATCTTCTTTAGTTTCTTAGACACATCTTTATACATATCTAAATAAAGTTGATATATTTGTTTTTCCTGTTTCTTTGTTAGTGTTCTTCTAATTTCTTCCGCTGACTTTAAGCTAAACTTAACCATCTGCATCACCTCTGTATGTTTTATGATACTTTAATTATTTTATAAGCTAACCCACTAACATCATCTATGTATCTTTTTTCAAACAATATCAATTCGACTTTCTTAATTGCTTCACTCTCTGTCTTTGCTTCAACAATTTCCTCCGTTAGATAACAATATCCAATTGACAAATTTTCATACACCAATATTCGATATTTTTTCATCTTACTATCCTCCTTCTTTTTGTTTCCTCTTTCTTGTAATTATATATTAACACAACTTTTATTATTTGTCAATAACTATTCTTCCAATTTCTGATTTATTTCTTCTTCTTCAACTTGTTTATTTACTTCAATGTCTTCCCCCTCTTCCTGTGTTCTGTCCTCTAAAACAGGATTTGCAATCGCTCCATCAAACATACTCTTTTCATAGACAATCTGTAAAATTTCTTCATCAATCTGTTGGTCGGTTATCAAATCCTCATGTCTATGTTTTTTCAGATATGATTTTACGGAACGTAAATTATTTTGCACCTCTTCCATATCAGAAGACTTTTCTTCCAATTCATCATCCAATAATGCATATTTTTCATTGATTACAATATCATATTCAACATCATTTAATTGTGGAATCTCATAAATTGTTTTTGTCATGTCTTTGTTTAACAAAACAATTTCTAAAACAAATTTTATTATGTTTTCTATTGCAGGTTTCCATGTTTTAAACTTTTCATCGCATCGAACCATTAAAGAATAATATAACGCTTTGATTGATTTACCACTTGTAATTGTTCCCACTAATGTTTCCTCTGAAATATTTGGAATGTCAAGTTCATTGTACATTTCAGAATTGATTCTGTCAAGCGTATTCTTTAATGCTTCTGTATGTCCCATATCTGGTGACAATGTTCCAATCATTGGAGTTGGTTCATCCAAATTCATATTATGTTCTAAATCCCAGTAAGAGCCTGCGGAAGAACTAAGATTCTTTGTTGTCTCTCTACTCATATCTACAGTATATCTAATTGGGTTCATTCCCTTTCTAACACAATCCACATCTGCATTTGCTAGTTTACTATAAGTTGCCTCCCCTTCTGTCAACTGTCTAACTTCTGACATACCTCTTTTATTCATTAATGTTCCATCATTAATAATAATCGCCACAGGTATTTGTTTTAAATCTGTTTTATGTTCCTCAATTAACTTCTCCGATAAAACCCCCGAACCTTTATAAATCGCAGAACTCATATAAACAGCACCATTGCAAACGGTATATTCATTCACCAAATACAATGAACCTCCCACTGTTATATCCTGTTCAACACATTCAAACGAAACAAATTTGATTAACTTATTTGTTCCATACTGGTACTCATAATAAAATTGCAAACTATTATAAAAATGAATTGCAATTCCGTCCTCTTCTGAACAGTCTACCAGTGCGGCTACCCTTTTAGCAACAAAACAATCCTTTGCGCTTTGTAACAAAAGATTTGAGAAGCCACTATTCTTTAATACCTCATTTACTACTGTTTGTAGATACTCGGCATCCTGTAAACTCTTATCATCCGTCAACCTTGCTTTTACCTTGATTTCTGGTTGTTGCGAAAACATAAACCTTGCTTCTTTATCAATTAATGTTTTTATCTTTTTAAACTTGTAATTTGATGGAATATAGTCCCCTTTTGTTCCTTCTGGCTTAAAATCTGCCCCACACTGATAATCTAAGAAATATTGTATTAACTCATAGACCTCATTTCTATAAATGTTCCCTCTGTCTCCTTTTATAAAATTTCCAAAGATAAAATACGGAAATGTTTTAGCGGCAATCAAACAATCATTTGACTTTTGTTTTTCTAATCCTATTACATCAATGTTCATCTTTTACTACTCCTTTTATATCCATATACTACAATAGCACCCCAAAGGGTGCTAATTGCTATTTTTTGTATTTCTTTGCTTTGTTTAATGTTGCATTTCCAAACTTACCATTTACGGTTAATTTAAACATTCTCTGTGCTTTTTCTTCTGCTTTTGCTGTGCTTTCTCCATATTTACCATCAATCTTCAAATTGGCATCTACTAACCAATTAAGTAGTTCTTGTACTCTCTTAATCTGCGTTGGATATTCTGTATATGTTTTATATCCATCACCAATTTGGAAATATCCTCTCGGTGGCAATACAGGAAATATATCCTTATAAGTAGTTGGTTCTACTGCCTTTAAGAATAATGCTCTTTCTGCTTTCCTACGTCTTGTAAGACCTCTATAAACCCTTCCACCTGCCTTATTATAAGATAACATTTTCTCTGCAATCTGCTTCTTTGTTCTTGTTCCATTTGCCGTTAACATTTTAATGCTTCCAATGTTAAAACAAAAAGACACAAGTGCTTCAAACTCATTTTGATTCCAATGATAAATGTTATCATATTTGTTAACTAAAGGCGAATATTTCTTTCTTAAAGATTCCAAAAGCCATTTGTTAGCGGTATCTTTTGTTATCCTCATTCCACTTTTAATTGTTCTACCTGTGATACCCTTATCAGAATTTGTAATGCCATATCCAATAGTCCAAACTCCTACTTCATCCCTATAGGCTTTTAACTGGCATCCTTCAAACTTTTTTACAATTTTCATTCCTTCACCATTTGCTCTAAATGTTTTCATTATTAACACCTACTTCTGGAATACCTGCAATACTTGTTAAAACACTCACAACACCTGCTACAACACTGGCGGATACCACCATTTTCCAGTCTACAGAACTAATTACCGTTCCTGCACCAATAACCCCGACTGCTGTTTGTGCCATTGTTTTAATTGCTCTAACCCCTGTTGCCTTACACCACTTAATTGTATTCACATCTGGTTTAAATACACAATTTTTAAACATTATGTTTGTTCTCCTTTCCATTTTCTTGCCTACACATTTCAAAATCATGTTTTAATTCTATGATTTCCTTTTCATGCGTGTTTATTTCATCCCATTGTTTTTGTTGTGATTTACTAACGTGTTTTTTATATTCTTCAAAATCTCCGTTTTGCTTCTCTAATTCTTCTGTGAGCTTTCCCATTTTAACTATTAGTTCTGTCATTTGTTTTGTATTTTCATTTAATGGTTTATATAGTGCCATAAACAAACCAACTATTGCTGTCAATGCTACCACACCATATCCAATAATAAGACTATCATCAATCATATAAACACCTCTATTATATATAAAAATTTATAGACCTTATATACAAGAGAACTTATTGTTATGTTTTGTCAAGTTTAATCACTTAACTTTCCTTCCTTACAATAATACCATTATAACAAGTTCTCCCTACTTCTTGTTTTTCTATATTCTCAATTTGTTCTGGTTCTTTTATACAAGATAAATACACAGGTTTTCTATTTTCCATAATTGCAACGGCTAACTCTAAACCATTGTATAAACCTATCATATAATCATCATGTACACCTTTTAAACTCTGCTCTTGTACATCCTTTACTCTTTTTAATTCAAATAATTTACTATTCTTAAATATCATTTCTACTCCTTCTTTGATTCTTCTTCACTTAATTCTTTCCATCCTTCGTTCATTCTATACAATCACCACTTTTAAACTGATTCCGTGGATTTGTATGTTGCTTTCATCCATGTATTATAGTTATTCTCAACAATAGTTACTGGATAATATGTTGTAAATGCACTAAAGGCGGCAATTTCGGCAGGGGTGAGCGGAGTTTCGATGGGAGTGGCGAGAGCATATATAATGAACACAGTATTAGCTTTCAAGTATTCAACCCATGATTCAACGGTAGGAAATTTAGAAGAGTCCAGATTGAATTGATATAAATATAGGGGAGTAGCCACAAGCCTAAATGTATTTACATCATTGCCTACGCCCACTGGGAGTATGTTACTCATAGCAGGTGCTCTAGTTCTGAAATCTACTATGACCGCTTTGTTTGAATATCTCGTCGCAGATACATTAGCGTCAACGTCATTACGAAATACCCAAAAAGATTTGTCCAGCGAGGATATGTCGACACTCTTTACCCTCTGCACCTTCACCCCTCTCTCCAAATCCACCTCGTCACACACCCACTGCTGACCATCAATCGTTACATTTCCTCCGGATGCTACTGGGATGGCGTTGAGCGTGTATGTAAGATTTGCAGTTTCAAATTGTGTTCCATCTTCATTTGTTACTTTCACAATTGGATTCACAACACTCTTAATCTCCTGTGGATAATCTGGCGATGGGGATGGCTTACCGCCAGTGTATGGTTCGTATGGAAGTGCTATATCTCCATCGTTAAGCATAATATTAGTTGTCTCATTAATAACATCACCTTTAGCCGATGGTCTTAACCCAAATAATACTCTAATCTTTACTTCTTCCGTTCCATCAATCTCTATATGACTATTATATATTGTTTTATCATTAGCTTTTTTCACTGCAAAATCAGCTACTATTTTTTCATTTGAGGAACTAGCTGTATATTTTCCGGGTTTTAATTTTATTTTTTTTTGATAATTAACTCTATAATCAAATTCATCAGAAACAGTCCCAACAAAAGTAGCAGTTGAACCATTTATTTTTATAGTTACTCCTCTATCCTTTATTTCAATATTTTCATTAAACAGTTGAACACCTGTTGTCGAAAACTGTTCGCTCCGTCCATATATATTAAATTCTGTTAATACATCAGCAAATCTACCCTGTTTTGGATTGTTTAATGTCAATCTTGTTCCCTCTTCTGTTTTCATAACATATTTGTCAGCTAATCCAAGGCTACCATAAATTTTGTTATTAGGGTCTAACATTATCATATCATTACGACCATATATTTGTTCATTATTTCTATTATTTTTAATCATACTATCACACTGCCTAAAAATCAACACTTGCAACTTCAACGAGTCCTTCTTCTACCGCTGTAACCTTAACAATGTTTGTTGCTTCACTTGTTCCACTTGTTCTATCTTCTATGTTATTAAATACACGCTCCCAACTTCCTGCACCAATTATACTGTAAGATTCATTGTCTCCAAGTTTTACTGTGATTTGATTATCTGTAAAATTCTTAACCAAAAACTGACTACGTCTTAATGACATAGTAAACACAGTTTGTATACCAGCAGAACAATTTTTTTTGTTGCACATCTTTCATATTATATTACCTCCTTTTTTATTCCACTTGCTATTGTTCATTTTCTCTGTTCTCCTTTCCACATTTCACATTAAATCTTATCCTGCTCTACTATTTGTTTTTTGTTCTTTTATATCTGCTACTGTATAGTTATCTAATGCATACCACAAGGCACTACGATATATTGACTTGGCTTTTTATCCATGTCCTCTTATAGTTGTTATTCCTATAAGTCTAGCATACCTATTAACTTTTTATAGTTTAGATTACGAACTTTATATTTTCCTTTTACAGTCCAATTCTTTTGAATCGCTTGTGTTATGTTTACTTTATTATCAAAAAATCTTCTTGCTTCTCTATTGGAATAAAAATAAAACTTTTTATGTGTTTCAATATCTGTTATAACTATAGACTGTAGTTTTTGTTTTCTGTTTATTTTCAGAACTTTCTTTAAGTCTGGACTATCTAAAACATAATATTCCTTTACTCTTGTATTAATACCATGTATTGTTCTGTTTATTGCTTTTTCTGCTTCGTCTACAGAACCAAACTTTCCAACAAAATTTAATCTGTAATCATAAACAAAACATTCCTTTCCATTCTGATTCCACATCTTAGCAACTGTGTTCTTATTACTCATATTTCCTTTTCTATTAGTCCATCTTAAATTGTTCCATTTGTTATTACATTTGTTTGTGTCTATATGGTCTACTTCTTTGTTTTGTGTTGTACATCCTTCAACAAAACCATAAGCCACTAATCTATGTACAAAACACTTCTTATATCTCCTTTTATTTTTTAATTTTAAACTTACTTGTTTATAACCTTTGTTATTTTTATTTTGTTTTAATTCTATTCCATTGTTACCATAAACACTTCCATACTTATCGACTGTATAAATATCTAATACTTGTTCATATTCCTTTGCTAATGTATTTACTTGCTTTCTTTCATACATTACTTGCAACCTCCTATTCTAACTTACAATGGCTCTTGGGAATATTATTGTTTCCTCAATTCCTATGCGTTGCACGTGTTATACAGCCATACACCATATAACTTCCGTTCGGATTGGCATTTCAGCCTTCCCCGATTCTTCCATCCTTTTATACACGCCTAGTGATGTGGTATTCTTAAACGTGTGTGGGTCAATATTAAATTGGTCGTATATTGGTTCATCCTTTGTATCCTTTGCATAAACTAAATCTTTTAACTCTATGATTGTGTTTACACAACGAGGCGAACAAACAATCTTTTTAAACCTCTTTATTTTCTTTGTGTTCTGCAATCTACTGCCAATGTACTTTTTGCACTTCTTAACATAAAAACCCTCTTGTCTGTAATACTTAATTGTTTTAGGTTCTGCACTATCACATATAATTGGTTTATCTAATGCAATAGACCTCTCTTTTACCTTTTGTACATCGTCCCTTTTTGAAAACTTATCGTCTGTTATGTTATTCATATATACTTCATCATAAATATATAGAACCTTTTCTGCATCATCAACACAACAAGAAATAAGTGCATTAAATGATGTTTCAAAACCAAAATCAAAACCAAAGAAATGGAATTTTGATGGAATCCTATGTACAACTGCCTTAAATTCTTTTGCATTTGTAGCAACTGTAAAATTCGGTAACACTTTTGTTCCGTTTGCTCCAAACTTACCAAATCTAGCTACTTGATACAATGATTCATCAATATACTTTAATTCCTCAAGATTATCTATATATGATTGCGGCAAAAATGGGTTATCATCAACTGTACTATGATGATAATAAACACCATTCTTTTTGTTTACTAATGTTCTCCTTCTATATAACTCTTCTTCATCCTGTACGGTCTTCTTAATAATCTTGTCTTCCTTCTTTTCTGTATGTGTAAAAAATAAATCATACACCCAGTTTTCCCTTCCTACAGGGTTGCACGTTAATATAAAGTGCAATGTCATATTAGGCTGTCTGACACGTCCTAATATCTCTGTGTAAGCTTTGTAATTTAACTCTGAACATTCTTCCATCCACACGATAGAAACCCCGTGTATAGACTTTATCTTCTCCGTATTGTCCATTCCTCTAAATATAATTCTGCTACCATTCGGAAAACGTACCTCCATTGGAGACTTAACAAACACTATTTTATTTCTGTCTTTGTCTTTAAACGATAACAAATCCATGTCACTAACAATTTGTTTTAATACTTCAAAACAAGAATCTTTTATCGTTGCAAATACATTTCTTACAACTAGACAAGTACGTTTTTCTTGTAATAATTTTAACACTATCTTCTGTGCTGTTGCTTGGCTCTTACCACTACCATAGCCGCCAATTACTAAATACTTTTCATAATCCCAGTCCATAATGTAGGACGAAAACCTTTCTGATATTTTTACATCAATATCCATCTTTGTTCTCTACCTACCTCTACATAGTACAAAAAGCAATGTAATGATACTTTATATTCGCACCTACTACATTGCTTTCTGTCTATTAATAGTATATCATATTATTTTATTTTGTCAAGGAATTATTTTAATAAATCTAAAATCATATCTAAAATATCACCTGCTTCTTTATCTCTTCATTTCATTTCTTTCTCTGTACACATTCCTGTATCTATTTCTATCTTTCTTAATGCTGTTGAAATAGACCAAATGCAACCATCTAAACTTTCAACATGACCTCTGTTCAAATTAAATTCCTTTCTTTTATCTAACAGGATAAATACTGCCTCCCCTATTGTTGACATTATAATGCCATTCTGAATCTGAATGTTATTAAGTTTCTCGATGATAATATCTTCCTTTGTTTGTTTTGTTTCCTGTTCTTTTCTTTCTTCTCTAGTTTTGTTTTCTTCCATTGCTCTGTTTCCTTTCTTGATTAATGTTTTATTTATTTGTTACAAATGGAAAGTATAGGAATCGAACCTATGACCTATCGGTTATGAGCCGAACGCTACTACCATCTGAGCTAACTTTCCTTACTGGGTATGTTGGATTTGAACCAACGTATCTAGGAGTCAAAGTCCTATGCCTTACCACTTGGCTAATACCCATTATGACGGTTTAACCTATACCACCGACAAGGTTAAGATTATCATTACGATTACTTCGATTACAATATAATAATAACACATTTATTAGATTATGTCAACCATTATTTTAATTTATTTAATCAATTCCATTAAATGCTCTATTCATCAAATAAACATATTCGATTGCCATTTCTCTACTACATGGAATCTTCTCCATTATATCTTCTACCTGCCCTTCCAGACCATTCTCCCAAATGTATTTACCTTGTTTTGTAAAATACTCTGGATACCTACACAACTTTTCTTCTATGTCCATTTTCAATTCCTCCTATCATTAAAAACAAATATATATTTTATCATCTTCTGCCGATATATTATATATTTTATTTATATCATATTTTTTCAATTCCTTAACTGTCAACCTCTCTGCTTCGTGTCTTTGTCTATTGCTTGAATCAATTATAACTATGTTTGCATAATCATCACTAAACAACTTTTTTATTAAATCCATTAAATCATTAACTACCATATTTTAATGCCATCCTTTTACTTTCATTTCTTCTTTGAGTTCTATTAACTCATTCCACAATTCTCTTTCCCTAATCTTTGAGATTTCATCTTCTGAATGTTCTTTTAAAAAATCATACTCTCTTGCCCATTTATTCGATAAGGCTTCGTATGCTAATTCATATAATCTTTCTTCTTTCATTCTCTTTGCTTCCTTTCTTCACTGTTTGCTATCTCTCTTAACTTGTTTTAATTATAACACCTTTGTTACTTTATGTCAACAGATATTTTTAATTTTATTCTACTTCTTCAACATTAAACTCTAATTCCTCAACATCATATAACATAATATATTAATATGTCAATACTTTTTTATAATTTGTTTTGATAAAATAAAAAAAGGACAGAAATAATATTCTGCCCCTTGTTTTAATTATATTATTTCCATCTGCTAACATCCCCTTAAAGGTAACTTAACTCTTATAGCACCACCAAAAGAACGTATCTTGCTTTTGTTTTTTGCTCTAGGTCTATTAGGTCTTATTATTTGACTTCCCCATTTTTGTTGCATATATTTAAAACCTTCTTTTTCTCTCTCATCTGTTCTTATATCATACAATCCACCCTTATTGCCAAAGCCTTTTGCTTTTGGATAATACTTATTTATTCTCAATGTTTTATGATACCTTTCTATATGTTGTAACATAAAATCCACATCTTCTTTTAATAATGCTTTTTCATCATAACGTATCCCATCATTTTTTGTTATAACCATAAGCTGTCCATCTAAATACGCATGTAATCTAAAAGGTTTAAAACAATCATATGTCATTGGGTCACTATTAAGGTTAAAACCAAACAAACTTATACCCCATTCTTTTGCCAACAAAACATATTTTTCTATTAAAAAATAAAACTCTTCTTCTCCTATTACTTTATCTCTCCCATTTAATTCATGCGACATTAAACAACTAACATCATCATCAATCATGACTATTGCATCAACACCACTCTCCCACTCATTATCTAAAATCCAATTCAAACATTTTATTTTACCATTTCCCTGTATTCCGTCTGGGACAACTACTAAATTACTTTTCTTTTTCGGGTGTGCTTTTAAATACCTTTTATAATCTTGTTTTGAAACATACATTTTTACTCTATCAAGATAATCTAAAACAGGGCAGCTTGTTGGCCTATCATAAGAAGGGCAACAATATTTAATGTTCATTTTCTTCCTCATACCTCTCTTTCAATATTTCAAGAATATCTTTCCCTTTTATTACTCTTCCAATTCCTTTTCTCCGTATCTTTGGATTTTTGTCTGGTGTTTCTACTTCTTTCAAATCAAAATAAAACTGTGCATCTTCCCACTCTTGTTCTGTATCAAATTCTAAAACAATGTAATTATTTGCTTCTCCCAACTCTGGTGCTATTTCTCTTTTTCCTTCTTGTAACAAATCTATATTTTCAATACTTATCCCAAAACCAAAATCTTCCATCGAAAAAGAACCATACAACTCATCTAATTCTTCTTTTAATGTTTTCTTATCCCATTCGCTTTCATTCAGTTTGTTATCTACCAACCTATATGCTTTTATTTGTTCTTCTGTTAATTCATCTAGACATACGGTAGGTACTTGTTTTAATCCTGCTTTCTTTGCTCCTAATATTCTTCCATGTCCTGCTACCACACAATCATGCTTATCAATTATAACAGGCTGTGTAAAGCCAAATTCTTTGATACTATTAGCTATCTGCTCTACCTGTTCTTTGTTATGTTTCTTTGCATTTTTCTTATATGGTTTTAATTCCTTTATTTGTCTATATGTTATGTTTAGCTTTTCTGACATATCTCTTTTATACTCCTTTCTTATCTGTTATATGCATTATTTGTTTTCCACAAAATGGACAATACCAACTATCAAGTGTTCCCTCAAACATGGCAGGAAACCATGATTCTTCTAGTACATAATCGCATTGTGTTTCCCATACATTTTGCTCTTGTTCTGCATTTGTTTTCTTTATTTTCATCCATCTACATCTATCCATGTTCTATACTCCTTTATTATTGTTCTGTTATGTTTTGTTGTTTCGTTCTAAAAATGTTTGTTTATATATATTATATTAAATATATTTATATATTATATTATTCTGATACATAAAATGCACACTTTATATAACCACCTAAATTATAATATTTGTTTTTATCATATTTCTTTTCTAAGATTTGTTTTAATTCTTTTGTTCTATCTTTATACATACAATTATTCTTATTGCCGCAATTATTACAATCTATATTAATTACAAACATATTAGACCACCTTTCTAGGCTTCATATAGACTCATATAGACATTCTATATATTTTTACAGGGCATTTATACCCTTATACCTTAAAATGCTTCTATGACTCTATTTGACTAAATAATAAAAATACCTGCATCTGCTTTTGAACCTTTGAAATAATCTGCTTTTGAACCATCACCTGTGTTTATTGTTTTCATAATCCATGCAAGCGATACTTCTTTAAGCTGTCCACTTGTTGCAATTACTATTTTACCATTAAGAGCAAACCCTAAAGCAACATAGGTATGTATTGGATTCTTTTGTTCAATCACTACTTTTTTGCCTGCCTTTAAAGATTCTTTGATTACCTTTCTAATGTTTGTTTTATTGTTTTGTTTTACATCACGATAGGCAGGTTTCTTCTTTGATATTGCTTTTACTGTTTTATACGCTCCATAAATTGCTACCTTACTGCCATTAAACTTATAATGGCTTCTGCAATATTTATTTATTTCATATGGATTTTTATTTATTCCATAAATCTCTAATGCTTCTACAATAGCGGCAATGGAACAACCATGTTTTGATATATATTCTCCAAAACTATATTGTTTTACGACTTTGATTCTTTTGTTTTCTTTCCCATTACTTAATATAGCTACCCATGGATATTTTTTATTTTTCTTTTGTTTTTTCTTCAACACAAGTCCTTTAACATACTTGGCATTTACATATCCTGTGATGTTACAATACTGTACTTTTACATATGGGATGTTTTTATCCCACACATATTTTTTGCCAACAATGTTAACTACTTTATTCATTGGTACTGTTCCTAAAACCTTGCCTTTTCTGTTTGGTTTCTGTCGAATACTCAATGAATTATATACGTTACATACCATTACTCATTCCTCACTTTATACACATAATACTTACTACGATTACTTCTACGCTTTCTTTTTGCCAGATGGGATATATTGCTTACTGTAGTTCCTAAACGCTCTGCAAGGTCTTTCTGACTATCACAAACACATATCGGGAACTCATATCTATCTGGTGTTGCCGCAATCCATAATACCTTTGGTTCTTTCTTTTTGTTCTTTTGTTTTGTTTTCATGGTTTGTAAACATCTTCTCCCCAGTCTTCTGATTCATCCTCTAAATCCCAGTATGCATCCTCATCTGATAACTCTTGTTGTTCTTGTTCTGTATTACTTTGCACAGGAACAAGGTTAATGTTAATTCCCTGTGTAATATTGCCTGTGTCTTCCAGAATGTCCAACCTGTCCATCATGTTCACAATCTCTCTGATTGCCTGCACATCACCTTTAACACCTTTCATATACAAAGATACCATCAACAACACTTTGTTTGTTATCTTCTTATCTGTTATTCCAAATGACTTTAAAACTTTCCTTTGTTTTTCAGATTGTACACCTAAATCAAGAATACTTCTCATGCAATTTTGTAGTTCCATTTTCTTTCTATTGTTTTCTTTTTTCTTCTCATGAGATTTTCTTACTATCTCCTGCATTTCTTCGGGTGTTCTGTTTCTAAAATTATATTTATCTATTTTTCCATCCTTAAAACTCTCTGGCATTTCTCCCTTTCTACCCAACTTTTGTTTCCCTCCTTTTTTGTTTTAATATTTAAAAAGGCGGTATTTATTTAAATACGACATAATCAATTAACAACTACCTTACATTAACCAACTTAAAGGAATCTTTTTTTGTGAGCTACCTGCCTAATTTTTAAAAATTTATCTTTTAAACTAAACCAAGATTATGTCGTATCATTATTTAGTTTTATGTTAAATGGCGAATATTTAATGGCTATTCCTTCCTCAATTATCCTTATGAGTTCCATGTATATAATATATCATAATACCTTTTATTTGTCAAGGTTTTTCTTGCATATATTCTTCTAATTCATATACATACTGTATTAATTCCTGCCACCTGCTTCTATCTACTTCTATCATTCCTCTTTTATTTACTTTAGTAAACCGTTCTCTTGGCTTTGGTATAAAATCCTCATTCATATTATGTAACTTCTGATAGGCTATCTTAACTGCATATGCTATACACATCAAACAAATTGTTATAACAAATGCATCTATTGCATCACACTTGATATAAGCCACCATAACGACCACATACAAGACTTTTACTACTGTGCCTATCTCTCTAGCATTTTTATATATAAAACCTGCTACACGCTCCACCAGAGCATTAAAACCACATAAGATAGCCTTTAATAAATTACATACCCATGATTTCATATTTTCTACGTTCAATCTCATTTGTTGCCCTCCTGTCTGCTAAATCATTTAATAAATCACTTGAATGTCCTTTTACCTTAACAAAATTAATATACATACCTTTTTCATAAATCAATTTTGCCATACGCTCCCAAATTCTTTTGTTCTTAACTTCCTTACCTGTGGAAGTCTGCCAACCATTTGATTTCCATTTTAATAACCAACTATTAATTACAGGGTTCACAACATATGCTGAATCGGAATAAACTGTAACTTCCTTTACTCCCTCTCTGTATGCCTTTAATATAGCGTTGTAAGCAGCTAACAATTCCATTTCGTTGTTTGTGGTATCATCCGACCCACCTACTGTCGTTTCTGTTTTATATTCATTCTTATAAGGTACTACCTCAACATAACACCATCCACCAATGCCCGGATTTCCAGAACAAGCACCATCTGTATAAAATGTTGCTTTTGTTTTTGGCATAATCAATTCTTCATTTTTGTTTTTACTCATTCTTTCTGTTCTCCCTTCTTTATCTCGTCATAAAATACTATGGCTGTCTTTGCAAACAATTCCCAGATTGTTTTTCCTTCAAGATTTGTTATCCACTCACTATTGTTGTCCAAAAGTCCATGTGTATAAAACACAAATTTTGTTTTATGCGGCTTTTTTGTTTTGTCTGTTTCAAAATAGGTATTAATCCATTGTGTTTTATACCCATGTTTAATTCTGACAGCCTGCAAAAACTTCTCTAATTGTTCCAAAGGAACTATTTCCCCTTTCTCATATCCTAACTTAATCATTTTCTGTTTTATAGGCTTAATCTTCCATAATATCTTATTAATCTTTTCTTTTCCTTCTTGATTTCTACAATCAATCAATAACATTTCTTGCACTTTTTCACTCAATCTCATGTTGTTCTCTCCTATTAAATTAATATAGGGCGGCATTTCTGCCACCCCATTGTCAACCCTCATATGGGGTTATTTATTTTACTGGCTGATTAGATTTCCCAATCGTCCTCATCATCTTCTTCCTCAACCTGTGCTTTTGTATTTGTTTTCTTTGCGGCTTCTGCATCTGCCTTTTTAAGAATCTTTACATAAACATCTGCTGACTTCTTAGGGACTGCGGTTAATCCCCTGTCTTTACACATCTTGTAAAGTTCCTTCGCTGTCTTACCTGCATATGGGTCTGTTTCCTGCTCTTCTTCATCTTCCCAATCATCCTCTGCATCCTGTGCGGCATCATTTTCTTTCAGAACTGCGATTAATGTTTTCTTATCACGCTTCTTACACTTAGAAGAAATACCTCTCTCACAACATAACTTATAAAGTGCTGTGCTTGTCATGCTTTCGTAATCACCTGCATCTTCTTCTGTTTCTTCTTCCTCTACTTCTGGCTCTGATTTAGCCTTTGCCGCTTTTCTTCCTCTTGCTGGTCTTTTTGCTTCTTTCTCTGGTTCTTCCTTCTGGTCTTCGCATCCTTCAAACTTTGCTTTTAATCCTGCTAACTCTGCTTCCTTAATCTCGATTACCATTTCTAATTCTTTGTTTGTCATGTTCTTTTTCTCCTTTTCTTTTTTAAATTGATTGTTTATCTGCTTTTATTTACATTTATATTATAACATATGAACTATGTTATGTCAACAAGTTTTTAATTAATTTGTTCTAATGTTTTGTTGATTGCATCACGCAAGTTTACAAGTCCTTCTTTAGAAACAATTCCTAATCCATTCTTTAAGAACATTGTCGTGTCCTTTTCTCCTTCATGGATTACAATTTGTTCTGATACCGCATAACCTAATGTTTCACCATCAAGTGTTGCGGCTTCTGAAATTACAACATTTCTATTTTCTTTTGTCTGTGCTTTTGCAAGCTGATTATACTTTAATCGTCCCACTCTGTTTCATCCTCACTCTCTGTTGTTTCTGGTAATTCTAATACCGCTAAAAATCTAAGAGGTATATATTCCTCGTCAACTAACTCTGTAATCTTATCAAGATTAACATTCTCTGTTAATGACTTAAAAGGAATAACTGCATTTCCATCCCTGTCAAAATTGATACCTCCGATGGTAAACATTCCTAAGCTTACTGACTCACCGCCAAGCTTTGCTTGGATTGTAATGTCTGTATTCAATCCCTGTAAGAGTTCTACAGACGTTACCACTTCATCATATCTTAATTTGACTTTCAACGTCACCTGTTTGTTTTTACCGATATTCAAACCCTCAAAGGTTGCTACACCTTTTTGTCTGAGTTTCTTCTCCACGTTGCTTTTCTCCTTTCTTTTATTTTTGCTTTAAAATCTCTGTCCTGTTGTTCTCTCTCTTGTTTCATCTGTTCATAAAATTGCTCTCTTGTACTACGCATTTTATTAATATCTCTATTAACCTTTTGCGTATCTTTATTATAGTCCTTTTCTTCTTCAATGTCAACACTTTTTTGTGAAAATGTTTCATTTTGTTTTGCTTTTTTATATTCTTGATACTCTTTAAATTCTTCTTCTGGTATCATAACATATACACTATCTGTTGTTAAAAACTGTACTGCAAATACAGGTATCTTATGTGAGATACAGGCATGATATTCTAATGCATTAATATCTTCCTGCTTTACACTTATACTCTTGTTGTCTGTTGACTTTAATTGGCACATAAATAAATCACTTTCCCCATCTTCTTTCTGAATCCATCCTGCACCAGAATTTATTGTGGGATTAATACCTAATCTATGCATTACTTCTGCTTCATTCTTACGATAAAATCTTGTTGACCTTTTAGCCATTATTTCTTTTCATCCTTCCACACTCCATCATTAACAGTCCAATGTCTTATTTCACCTTTCCACCATTTTGTTATGTATTTTCTATATCTTCCATTATTAATACACACATTGTCTTTCAACATTTGTTCTAAATCAAAATCAAACAAAAAGTGTTCAGATGGAGTTACCTTTGCAACATATCCTTTTATCGCACAGCTTCTTTGTCTTTGATATTCTTTATCCATTGCCCTCGTATATTCTCTTGAACTTAAGTTATTTAGCTTTCCATCATACCATATTAAAACACCATATAATTCTCTTCTTTCGCTCTTACTATTTCTATATTTCCTAATTCTTTCTCTACGTTTTAACTGTTCTTCTGTCAACTCATAATCTCTCTTTAGCATTCCACTATTACCACGAATTCTTCCTTTTCTTTGAAATACATTTATCCTTTTATCATTAATATTTTTGTATCTCTCTCTTGAATGTTCTATATCTTTTCTATACTGTTTCTTTTGTATAATGTTAGAACATTCTTTACAGTAAATATTTAGTCCATCACTTTTACTTTTATTTTTACCAAACATATTTAAAGGTAATTCTTTTCTACATCTAGAACAAATCTTTATGTCTTTCTCAAAATCTGCTCTCATTCTTTTTCACCATCTTTCTGCTTTCTGCTATGCTTAATATCTTCTGCTTATCTTTTTGCTTTAATCTATACCATAAATCAAAACCTGTTGTTCCATCATAATCGTAAAATACATATCCATATTGTGTATTTACTTTAAGCCATTCTTCTGTATGTTCTTTCTGTATGTTTGTTAATTGCCTTGCTATCTCATCATAGTGTTTATCAGTCCATACGCTATCATCTAACATATAATATAAATAACTGTGAACTAATATTACTCTTTGCAAGAACTCAATCTTCATTATCTCTGTCCAATAAATAGGAAACCTATAAATTATATCACCTTCTTCCTTCTTTGTAGAACATTATTTATTTTGTTTCCCAAAATCAAATTCTATAAATGTTTCTCTTGCCTCCTGCTCTGTAAATACTCCTCTTTTGCATAACTCTTTTAAACACATCATTTGTTCCTTGCACGCTTTCTTTGTTTCTTTTGACATATTATATGCAAAACTTGAACAAATAGCTTCTACTAAATCTTCAAGCTCTTCCTGTGTGATTTCCTGCTGTTCTTCCTCTGGTGTTCTTCCTGCATCCAAATCCCTTAATGCTTCTGCATAATCATAACCTCTACTTGCTATCTCCTTTGCTATTTCTACGTTTGTTTTTCTCATATTCTTACCCTCCTATTCTACTCCGTACAGGTCTGGGTCATTATATTCTTCCTCATAAGCCTGTAAAGCTTCTTCTTTTGTTTCAAACTCTTCTACTGTCTGGATTTCTCCATTGTAAATAGCTTCATCCCAATCCATTCCCTGTTTCTTTGCTTCATCTGTTAATTCATAAATTCTATACATTTTGTTTTCTCCTTTTCTTTTTGATGTTTTAATTATAACATATGTTTTGTTTTATGTCAACAACTATGTTTAAAAAGTTGTTTCTATTGCGATATGCATTTCGTACATAATTTCAACAATAGTGTTTCTACTAACATCGTTTAACAATGCCTTTTCGATTTTCTCTAATTTGTTTCTATTATGTGAAACATTAAAACTTTTGAGAACCTTAAAAGCATTTACTCTATACTGTCTGTTTTCCTGCTCCTGTGCATATCTTAACATTCCAATAATCTCTTTAACCATTTCTACTTTTCTCATTGCTCTCATTTTTATTTACCTCACTTTTTGTTCTTTCTAATGTTTTCATTTCCTTTTGACAATTATATATTAACACATAGGTTGTGTTTTGTCAACAACTTTTTGAAACTTTTTTAAAAACATAACAAAAATAAAAGGTGGCTGTTATGCCACCTGTAAATCATATAATGCTTTATAATATTTGTTTGAACCCATCGCCCTAAAACTATTAATTGTATCTTTTGTCATACCCTTAAATACTGCTATTGCCATAATCTGTTTTAAAGGGATATTTGTTGTTTCAAGTTTTGTTACCATCATAATACAACGATAAGAAAATGTTGCACGAATACCATTGTTATTAGCTTCTGTTCTTAAATCCCTTATAAAGTCCACAAGGTCTTCATTGTTATTTGAAATAGATAACTCAATGTTTCTGTCATATCCAAACTCAATGATTGCAAATCTATCTAATGTAGCTTGGTCTAATACCATTCTGCCAGTATACATTTCATCTGCCCCACTTCCAACTGTATTTCCTGCGGCAACTACACGAAAGTTTTTATGTGCATGAATCTTACCATTTGGGAACTCAAAATATTTATTTGCTATAGCGGCATTTAATAAAACTAATACCTCTGGAATACTTGCATCCATTTCATCAAGGAAGAATATTCCACCATTTTTGAAAGCTTTATAAAATTCTGTTTCATGATATGTTCCACCTGCATCAATAAAACCAGTAAGCTTATACTCCTGTTGTACACTGTTTGTAAAGTAAAACTCTAAACCAAGTTCCCAACTAATCTGTTCCAATGTAAAGTTCTTACCTGTTCCTGCCTCACCTGCCAAATATACAGGAATATCATTTTCAATACAAGCTTTAATTGTATCATACTGATAATGCTTTACTTCTTCCTGCTTAGGTTCTTCTTTTTTAATTTCTTTAACTTCTATTTTTGGAAGTTCAACATTATTGTTATTAACTTTAATACTTTTTTTAAGACTTTCTGTTGTTCTTTTTTCACTTCTAAAATCTTCTGGCTCTTTATACTGTGTTCCAATATTACTACTGTCGAATTTATACCAATATAAAATACCTTGAATCTCAAAACAATAAATGTTCTGTCTTTGTAATTCTCTGATTTCTTTTGTATGTCTTCTAAATGTTCTTTTTAATTTTACTGTACCAAAATCTGTTTTAACTTCTGCTATCGCTTTATTTCCTTCTTTTGTTACTGATAAAATATTTCTTGTTTTCATTGTCTTATTCTCCTATCATTTTGTTTTATCTCTTTGTTGTATTTATAATAACATAAATACTTTTGTTTGTCAATATGTTTTTAAAACTTTTATTTAATTTGTTTTATAAAAGTTAATTATTAAGGTTAACAACCTTAAAACCTAACCCCTATAATCCCCTTCCCTTTATGCCTATTATACTTCTTTTGTTTTGGGTTGTCAAGAACTTTTATCAAAAAAAATAAATAAGCCTCATATACACATTCTAAGCCATTTTGTTATCCTACCCTATAAAGATTACCTTTATTTATATAGAATTGATTTAAAACGTATATATGAAGCTTATATCAATATTCTAACATTTATATTTTTCTATATCTGTGATTTCTTCCTCTTCTACTATTGCAGGAATGAAATAAGTTTTTTCAAACAATAATTTAGCATCACTGTTTCTTGCTGGAATTCCATAAAAACTACCAAGATACTCACACTCTGGTAAACGCTCTATTAATCCAAATATAATTCTTCGTAGCATAGATGGATGAACCATAGGAAATGCCATTTGTTTTATGTTTATTCTTTGTGAGGCATCTTTTATCTTTACAACAAGTGAAACCATTTTAGGATTTTTTGCATAATTATTATTTGTTGCAACCAAGGCAATATTTAAATTAATTCTATATCCATCTGATTCTAATTTGTTTACAAGTTTCAAAACTTTCAAAGATTGCTCTTTTATTGTTTTTGTTCCAACACTGCAATTATATGATATACTTTTTGTTATGCTTATTACTTTGTTTTTTACAGGAACTCTTTTGTTTGAAATCATATTTGTCGGAATACCTTGTAAGTATCTAGGCACGGAACACTGATAACCTGCCACTCCATAACAATTTCTATTCTTAAATGAAACGCTTGTATTTACCTTTTTAAGACTTTGTGTAAATTCCTTTGAGACTTCATCCCATCCATGCAATAAAAGGTCTTCTGCGGCATCATATGACTCTGTACCAGTAAAAGATTCTCTACCATATTCTGATTTTCTAAGTGGTCTAAATGTATCTGTTAATTTGTCCTCATTGTCACGAATGAAACGAGCCACTTCTGTTATGCTATTAAAATGAATTATATTATTCTTTCCTACTTTTTGTTTTACCATTGTTTTGTTCCTCCTAAATAATTTGTTTTCTCTTAACTTGATTATATAATAACATATTTTTGTTTTGTTGTCAACATCTTTATTTTAATTTGTTGCAATAAAATAGGAGCATGATTTCTCATGCCCCATAATTCTCCGCTATATTTATATAATTATTATATTATTCCTTCATCTATACACTCTTGTAATTTCTCACAGCCTCTACAACCAATTAAAGGACATCCTTCACAGGTTTTTCTTTCAATCCCAAAACAAAGTTCTGTTCCAGAGAATTTACAAGTTGATTCTAAACCACGGCAACCTTTTTCAACATCTATCGGTTCGGGTTCATCTAAATAAAATATTTCTTTTAATTTGTTTTTAATAAAACTAAACATTAAAATTTTTCCTCCTTAAATTTTTGTTTGCTCTTAGGTAGATAATACCCACACATTGCGATGCAATAACTATCTGCTAAATCATCATTGACTTTACAAGGTACTTTCTGACCGTTTATTTTGACCTGTATAACCCCTTTAGTACCTTTACCCTTGTATTCCTCTACTATGTATTTTAAAAGCCCTCTTGACCGCATATAGAGGATTGTACGGTATTTCTCAGGGTTAATACCATATGGGTTTTCTAAAGGTTTACTACTACCCACTATTTGACTTTTCCAGAAACGTGTATCTACAGAATAAACAGGTATCTCATAAATGTTTGCAACATCTATTATCGTAGCGACTAACGCTCCTGTAGACTTAATATAAGCTTCTGACAAAAATCCTTGTGAGTGCAAACGAATACGCTCTGTAATGATTTTTACCTTTTTTTGTTCAACATATTTTTTTAGTGGTCTTTTTAACAACATTTCAATATATGTATATAACTCTAAACGCTTCTCTGTATTATTTTTGCACTCTCTGAAATCCAATGACTTCATCCTGTATATTTGTTTATCTTTTAATACTGTAATTCCAGTTCTAGTGTACGACTGGTCTATACCTATTACACACTCTTGCATAATGCACCCCCTACACGAAAGGAATTATCATATATTCCTCTTTATATTTCTTTGCAAGTTCTCTGTCATTATGCCCTTTATCTGGTTGCTCTATGTCCTCAATATAGTGCATCTGTTTATCTCTAAACCATTCTTTGTCAACAAGGATATAATCAGAACCGTCTAACAGATATAATAAAAGTTTTCCTTCTGCCTTACCACAAAAGATATATCTCTTTTCATTTTTTCGCCCTTCCTTGTTGATTGAAAAAATATCTCCAAATTTAATTGTCTTTTTCATGTTCTTTTAAACCCTTTCTTTCTTCTTTGCTTACTGTATTTCTCCCTAAAATATCTTGATTATGAAAAAGCCTACGCATTGTCCATACTTGACTAAACCACATAGGAGTCAACCATATCTTTTCCAAATCATCTGGTAACATAGGCTCTGGTTTAATTAACGAATTATCATGTATAACATATCCAGCTAACCCATGTAATGATAATTGTATATAACACATATGAACACAAGTTATATCAATATCTTGTCCAACAAAGTAAACATGATTCTGATAATTATATTTATGGAACATTTCCTTGCATTGTTCGCTTGCTGATATTAGCGTTGCACCAGCACCACAAGCACAATCATACACATTTGCATAACCTTTTTTATGTACTGTTTTTCCAAGTTCTTTCCGGTCAAATGTGAGCTTCGACATTACTTCGCACACACTATATGGTGTAAAGAATTGTCCGGCATTTTTGTTTGATATTTGTAGCATCATATATAGTTCACCTAATAGGTCTTGGTTTGGTCTTTCTTCTAATTCTTCTACAATTAATGCAAACATTTGTGGGAAAAGTTTCTGTTCTTTCTTTGAATAATTATTAATAATTCTTAGATATTCTTTTTCCCTTTTGTCCCATATTTCTTTAAACTGTTCAAACTCTGTCATTGGTAAAATACTTTGATTTGCTAATGTAATTGCAAACAATGCCATACAATCTGACCATACTTGATAATATGATTTTGAACTACATAGTAATTTAAATCCTTTTTCAAATCTCTTTTTATAATCCCCACTAACTGTTTTTCTCATGCTTTTAACCATTCAATGCATTTCTCCTTTGTTGTAAATACTGGATATAAATCTGTTGTTTTAAATCCATTATTTATTGTTTGATTACCAAACCTGTAATGATTTACTACTTGTCCATTTTGTAGCTTCTCATTCAATTCTTTATCCGTTGTGCATTTAAGTGCATAAAAATGATAACGTATTCCTTCTGTTGTAATTGTCACCATTTCAACTCTGCCCTTGAATATAATGTTTTTCTTTCCACCCTGCTTCTTTGCACAGAATACAAGGTACACAATATCATTTGGCTCACACAACACATTTGCCAAATATGACACTTTGCTTTCCTCCTTTCTCTTGTGAGGATGTATACACTCCTTTTCCTCACAATCCATGCAATCAAGATATGTAACATACATCCCCATAGGCTTACAATATTTTGCCATTATGCTACCACCGTTCTGCTACCAAACACTAATGCTTCTGTTTCATCCCATAATGAAACTTTTACTTTTCTTTCATTCTTTTTTGTTTCATTGAATTTTCCGAAATGATGAACTTCTAAAATTGTAACAAACTTTGCTGTTCTCTTTACAACCTCATATTTTACTGCGTCCTCACCATAAACTTTTCCAACTTCAAATTTTCTCATTATCTTGTTCTCCCTTCTGTTTTTGCTCTCTCTATTGTTTACACCTATATAATAACATAGGGGCTGAACTATGTCAACCCCTTTTTGTTTTATTCCTCTACTAATTCAAAATAATGCGCTAACCGCTCGAACACAAATGGAAGATGATAAGAACCAAAGCCTAATGTGTCCATTTCCTGCCCTACCTCCTTATAATGGATACAGAAGTAAGGTTTTAAAACAGAACCAAAAACAACAATCTCCGCATTTGTTACTTTAATTTTCTCATCAGATTTCTCCGCAAACTCACTATTTAATAATTCATTTTTCATTTCATCATTTTTAGCCATTTTTATTTCCTCCATTTGTTAATGATTTTAAAAAATAAGTTTAATCCAAATTTAAAAGACACAACAAGTATTGCAAGATAAACACAAATAATCGGTGGCATAATAATTGTATACATGACGAATTCCATTATTCTATCCATATTAAATCCTCTCTTTCTCTTTTCCATAGCAGACTTCTCTCATGTTACAAACTTCTGCCATTTTGCAATTATATCCTGTGCAATTCTTTGACCTCTTAACTAATCTATTATGTTTCATCAATCTATGTTTTGCTTTCTGTATGTTTTCTAGCCGCTTAATATATTTTGCAATTTCCTCATAATTATACTCATAACAAAACACTTTGATTTCCTGTGTGTTTTTGTCCTCACACAAAACAAACCCTTTATGTATTCCTGTTAAATGCATATACAGTTGTAATTGCTTCCTACCTGTTTTATGATATGTTCCTTTGTCTATCATATTTTTAAATTGATATGTGTTTACTGATTTAATCTCTACAACGTATCTCTCACCATCTATACAGCAAATTATGTCGGGAGTATAGGATAAATCGTATTCATCACGAAAACGGCTATAATCGCAATCTAGCGGCTCACACAACCCCCCTCTGATAAATAATCTTTGCCATTTCTCATGTATAGCATCCCCTTCGCTAAATATTCTTTTTAGTCCTACCTGTACTTGTTCCCCTTGCTTCTGTTTATAAAATATACTTAGTACCTGTTGCCGCAAACAAAACTTTTTATCTGATACAATAATAGCAGATGCATGAAGTCCTTTTCTTTCTGTTGTATCCGCACCTCTTGTCATTACAGAGCGTAAGAAAACCAATTCCTGCTCTATATTTTTATCAAGATAATGCAAACTATTCAATTTATGTTCTAATTCTGTTTCCTGTGTAGATTGTATCCGAGTAAATGTTTTCTTTGCTTCTTTTTTGATTTCATCTAAAAGACCCATTGTCCTGCACCTCTATTGATATTATATCTTTTTTTTGATATTTTGTCAAATCAACAAATCTTTCTATAGCACTTTGCTCGTTTGTATCATAACAAAAAAATGTACATATTGTGTTATATTCCAAATCACTCCTTTTATATCGTAAACAATAAAAATTTAGTCCAGTTTCCTTCATCCTTTGTATTTTTCTCTCCTTTCTGTCATGATTTCTTTTCTCACATCCTGCAAATCCTCAAAAGGAATAAATCCCCTATCATAAATCAATGGGATTTCACACTCGCCTTTTGGATTGCAAACTTTTGATTTTACAACTTTGCACTTCATAATCATGCCGATTGTTTCCTTGCTTGCTGTATTATATGGGTTATGATTTGGAATATCAATATATCCCTTTCGTGCTACCTGTATTCTCAAAGAACAACTATGTTTTAATTTATGACCGCCCGGAGTTTGTATATTATCTCCAAATGGCAAGGCGTTCATTTTGTCTCGAATCTGATTGATAAATATAACAGTTGTTCCCGTTTGTTCTATTACATCCTCTAAGGTTGGCAAGTATTTATCCATCAATCTGGCAACACCACCGATTCTTGTTTCTTGTTCACTATCTGTATTTACAGCCTTTCTAATTTTGTCTATATCATCCTTTGGTTGCATTGATGGTACGCTGTCAATAATAATTAATGGAATACCTTCCTCTGCGAATCTAATTGCTCTATTAAATGCCTTTTCTCCATACCTTGCTCTGTATACTAACATCTGCTTTGGTTTATTCCCAAACACCTTTGCTCTATCTGAGTCAAACGTACCTTCAATCGGAATATCTAAACAAATTTCATGTTGTGAGCATAAATGATATGCCAAAGAAGTTTTTCCTGC